ACAAACTTACGTGAATATTTAACCCATAAAAATATTTTTTTGAAAATGGACATCGAATCTCATGAGTATAAATGGATCCAGTCCTTAACAGATGATGAACTTAAAAAGTTTAAACAAATAGTAATTGAAATTCACCGTCCATATTCGTATAAACATAAGAAGTTTTTAGAATCATCTATTTTAAAAAGGCTTGCCAGCACACATTGGCTAATCCATCTTCATGGAAATAATTGCTGTGGAACAAAAAAGGTAGGAGGAGTTGTTCTTCCTGAAGTCTTTGAATGTACATATATTCGTAAGGATTCTCAGAAAAATTCCAAACTAAATACCGATAACTTACCTTCAGAGCTGGATGCTCCAAATTTAACTGATAAACCAGATATTGACCTAAATCACCCACCTTTTAAAAATATTCGAATGGCTTGGTAAATTTAGATACATCAAACATTTATAAATCAAATGGAAGACTCGATTGTTGCTTCAGTAATCCAGTCTTTTAAGAAGCGCTCGATGGAAGGTATTCTGAAATATGGAAAAACATTGGATCGTAACGACCTAACGTTTTTACAGTGGGTTCAGCATGCTCAGGAAGAGATGATGGATGGAATTCTGTATCTTGAAAAGATGAAGAAGGTTATGACAATGTCTGATTTGCCTCTTAGTTCGAGTAAGCAAGACCACCCATGCCCGACATAACACGGAGAACGTTGTAGTTGATGGCATAAACACGCACGTTCCAGTTGTCACTATCTGGAACCTTATTGATAGCGTCATTTCCGGCCATTGTTATTACGATAGTTGCTGTATCAATGCGGGAGAAGTTGCACGTGCCTGAAGGCTGGTGCTCTTCGGGTCTGATAGCAAATGAATATCCATAGACTCCAGGACCAGGGAACACTCCAGTGTGGTGCTGGTATGACTGAACCCGGTTGTAATATGTACCATAGCGTTTGCTTAGGCGGTCTTGGCCGTTAATCTGAATCCATTGTTCATATACGGGGTCATCAGAAAAGTCAAACGCGGAAAGTTTTGTTTCTCTTATTTGAGCAGCAATACGGCAATCGGTGCGGTATGATGGTTGAATAACCCAAATGAGTTCTTTAACTGGGTGGTTAAAGGTTAAATCAACTCTGGCATTAGGGCCTACGATTCCCTTATCCTCATTGTATTGTGTCTGCTCAATGAGATATTCGTGAGATGCTTGGGCCATACGGCGACGCTCTTCTGTGTCTAGATAGATATAGTCAATGTAGAGGGCGCATTGTGTGGGAAGCTGTGCGGGATCAGGATTCCGGAAATCTCCAACAATCTGTGTTAAATCATTCCATAGAATATTAATCTTTACCTCGTGATACTGAAGAGCAATAAGCGGAAGAGCAGCACCGGGATTACGGGTAAAGAAAAATGGTATAGGAACATATATTACATTAGCTTTAAATTGACGACCTTGGGAGCTGCATCCACTACCGTTAGGCATAACCGCTGGGTCCTGCTCAGTTCCGGTTGTAACCATCTCACCTAGCTTAGTCCTTGCCGTATATTCATTTGTCAGCTGTCCCCAGATATACATGAACTCTCCATATAGGCGGTCAACAACCTGTCCTCCAATATCAAGCTCAGCGTATCTTACTAAGTTAAACCCTAAGCTATTACCACCTTTACTACCACTATTGTTCCACAAAAAATTAGTGGTAACGTTGTCTACAGTTTTATCTTTTGGTAGAACTACCTCAAGGTATGTTGAGAATAGTAGGTCGGCGTGACGTCCAACAAGGGCAGTTTGCTTTGTTCCCCACTGAACCTGACCTGACATGTTAATTCTAAAAGGCTCCATGGCAAAGTTGGTGTGGCGCTTAAATAACCCCTTCCAGAACGTAATCTGGGGGTTCCCAGTAATGTATGCGTCCTGTGCTCCGTATGCAACGAGTTGAAGTAGACCACCTCCCATTTGTCTTTATATGTTACTTATAATCATTTTTTCTAACGACGATGGCGGCGGCGACGAGTTCTGCGACGACGTCCACCTTCCGCATCTGTCACAGCGGGCGCAGGATCTGCTGCGGGGGCAGCCGCCTCGCCGTCGGGTCCACTCCCTCCACCACCGTGCTTCTTCTTGTAGTTCTTCTTCGCCTCCATAATAACCTTCTTAAGACCGTCGCCCTTCTTGTAGCTGCCGTTCTTCTTCATACGCTTCATCGTCGCCTTGACGTGGCTGAGCCATTTATTTGCCATTTTATATAAACGCACACAAGAATATTCGACTCCGACTAAATAACAATCGACTTATCACCAGTAACTGGATTGGAATCGTATATAGGAGATGTATGCGCCATAGGCTGAAAAGAAACAGAAGGGTCTGGAAGAACAGGTCTCTTAGCCTCGACCGGCTTAAATCTGAGAGCATCTGGTTTCAATACAACGCTTCCTGTCTGAAACTCTTCAACGTATAACTCCATCATATCATCTAGGGACCCATAATTCATCAAATTCCATTGACATCCGTATCCAAAAAGAATTGTAGGGTTATTGTTCTTCAGGTCGGGAGTCGGGTCAGGGACGACCATACAAATATTCTTTTTATTTGAATTAACTAGCTCTTCGTGATCGTATGGCTGAGATGCCTGTGTGTATGTTAATCTACGTAAATAAGAGCTATTCCATGAAAGATTCATCAATTCGTCAAACTTGTTCGATTTGATGTTTCCTCCAGAAACAATAATTATCTTCCCCATAAACTCCGACATATTAGTCTGAGGGAGATTTTGACGTGCGTGTGCATACTGAGGTGGAAGAAGATGTGCCCCAAGAGCGTCTTTAATTTCAGTAGCCACCGCATCAATCACGTGGGTCTTATCAGTATGAAAAACCAAACTCAAGATGAACGGATCACTTGATAGAGATGTTTCTACGGCATTAAAGGCAGTGTTAGCAATTGCGCGTAGACATTTTTGGAACGAAACCGTATTCTTTGCGTAGTCATAACCAATACTCTCGTTCTTTAAGCCAACAATTGGTTTATCATCACTTCCAGCATAGATATCCAATTCAACTAGACGAGCTCCTGCCTTAATAACTAGGGCAAGAACACCGTCTGAGATATAATCATAGGTATATGTGCTAGGAAAGACCGAATAAGCAGATGAAGCAATATAATAATCACAAAGCTTAGTGTTATCCTTATCAGTAACACCAACGGGGTTTAGTGAGGTAACCTTGCCATATGTCTTCATGGTTGTGGCAGCGCGGGCTAGGGTTACAGCGCTATTTCCACCTATGGCTGGCATGATAAGCGTAGTTACAACTAAAAATATCAGATACATTCCCAGAAGCGTAACAAGTATAAGGTATGGTGTATCCATTTGTTAATTCCTTTTAAAAAGAAGACGCCGAAATGTATTTATGACATCATCAGGGATTCTATCTTCCATCGAAACCTCTGTTAGACAGGCATAATGAAAGTATAGGCAATACATTCCGCATTCGGTATCCTTAGATTGGTGCTTAGTTGAATTATAAGTGGTAATCATCTCATCGTGAACGCCTGTTTGCTCCCATTGTTCTTTCCATCTCTTCATTAGTGTTTGCACTTCCTTTTCTGGTTTGTGCGAGTAAGAATCGAAATAGGTAATACGCCCTTCCTGAAGCTCAGGACGAATATCGCAAAATAGTGCGATCCAGTGCTGGCCAGGTCCTGTATGGATGTCAGTATTAAATACAATTCCAATCTGGGTCTTACCCTTCTTGTATAGACTACGAATGTCGATAGAACATAGCGCATCCACTAAGCATTTGCCTGTTTCTGATTTTAAATCAAAGTCTATGGGAATACATCCCAGAAAGGCATAGTTCGGAAAGAGACGAGTATATTCCTTTTCAACTTTTTCGATGTCGATCGATGAAAGCCATTCAGTAGGCTTGGTAATCCAAGAATCTGGCGCCTTGGGTCTATTCATCATATGAGCTATGATGCATTCTGATCTCCCAGTCTGACACTTTGTATGAAAACGTTGTGTTAGACGCTTCCAAACTTCAGCAGTAGAGCCAGAATCGATAGGGTGCTCTCTAGGATGTTCAGCATTATATATCTTTCTGAGGTGTTCGATTTCTTCAGTTCCGAACATATTTGTATTAAAAACGGATTCTAAAATTACAGAAAGAAGCAGCTGTTCGGACTACATCTGTCCGGTGTTTTGAAAGTTTAGCTAAGCATATAAGATTCTCCCCCCTGCGTTCGTATCGCTTTGTGGATGAAAGTATGCAAATCTATTCCAATATCTCACCCAATGATGCTGTCCCGAGCAGCTAAGTAGCTGCCACCTGTTAAGTGGTGGCTGTGAACGCTGATATGGAAGTAGTCTCGAACTACTACAGCTACGTGCGGAATAGAGCACATAGCTTCGGAGAAGATAAATCTACGAAAAGGAATGACACTGTTGAATGAGTTGGCTTAGGCTAATGAATGAGGCATGCGTCGTGGACATGGCTAAAGTCATGACATTAGTTGCAGCGCACACGGCTGTAGACTGGGAAGTGTATGTTAACAGAATACACGCTGGCTGATATATTAAGGTCTGAAAAAGGAGATATCAATAATTGGGATATCACAGTATTATGCGAGGGAATGGTGCATAATACCCTAGATGCCGCAAGGTATTTTTGAATTAAAACGGAATTGTCTTTAATAAAAAAGAGTAAGCAACACCATGGACCAGCCCAAGAAGAAGAAGGTTACCCCGCCTCCGTCCCCCATCTGCGAGGGAGTTGTCCAGCCCGCCAAGAAAAAACGCGTCTGCTCGGGATGCACTGAGAACCAACCCAATCAAATCGCCCACTACGGCGGGTGTATGCCCGATGTTTATGCCGGCGAAACCTGGGACGATCTCTTGAACCTCGAGAAGTAAGAAAACTTGTCCTTTCAGCCAGAAAACGGATTTTTTTCCGTAAATCTTCAGTCATATAAAAGATGGCTGCCGAGGATGTTAACAATCTACGCGCAGCTGTTAATCGCTATCGCACGGTAGACGACCGGATTCGCGATCTCAACCGCCAGGTATATCCTCTGCGCGAACAGCGCAAGATTACCGAGCTGGAGATTGTAGATATCCTTCGTCAGCCGCAGTTTGCGACGGTAACAAAGCTCGACATCCGCGAGGATGGCTCGAGCATCAAGATTAAGAAGCCTCAGATGTGGAAGACCGCATGGTCTCTGTCAAAGGGTGAAATGCGAACGCTTATTACTCAGTATTTTGTGAGCACCAACGCTCCGACTGCTGAGGAATGCTATCGCTTCATAACCGAGACCCACGACCGCACTCTCGTCCGCGACACGTTCTCTATTGAGCGTGTCGTTTCGGGGGTAGAATGAAAATGGACTTTGATACAAGAAGCTTTTTATTTGTAAGGATGGAAGCATACAACCCATTCAATGCAAAAAATCGGATGTTTATTCAACGGGATATACATCTGATTCTACAGAAACACAACTGCTCTCATCAGGTTAAAAACACAGATATCTTTCAGAACGCAATGATTCATTCCTCATATGTCAAACGAAGCGAGTATACAACTCCAACTGGGGATATTGCTCAGCTTGCCGAACGTCCTACTGATTGTCTTGATTTATTTCCAGAATCATACGAACGTCTAGAACATCTTGGAGATTCTGTTCTAGGAGCAGCAACAGCAACCTATCTTTCTATCAGATTTCCATCCCAACAAGAAGGGTTCCTAACGAATCTTCGAAAAGAAATTGTATGCAATAATATGCTCGGTGAACTGACTCAGAAGATCGGTTTGAATCAGTTCTATGTTATTTCTCGACACAATGAAGATGCATGTAATGGAAGATATAATGTTAAGAAGTTAGGTGATATTCTTGAAGCATTTATCGGTGCTCTCTGGATTGATTCTGAATATAACTTTCAAGTTGTATACTCTTTTGTGGTATCTCTTATTGAAACGTATATTGATATTCCTGGATTGCTTTTGAATGATACAAATTTTAAGGACCAGCTACAAAAGTTTTGTCAGACTAAGTTTCATTATACACCAACCTATAAGATGGTATCTTCTGGAACAGGATATACTATGGCTGCGCTTGATGGTAAAGGAAAACAGATTGGTATTGGAACTGGAACTACAAAGAAACAAGGAGAACAGCTTGCTGCTGAAAATGCTCTGAAGATCTTTAAAAACGGAATTTGAAATTATAGAAATACAGTTCTCATCCCCCCTCCTCCGCCATGGCCGCCCCGATGTCGCTCTCCGAGTTGGCAAGCGCGTCGGTCTTCGATCTCTTCGAGCTCATGCGGCCGCTTATCGCGGAGGAGGTTTCCAAATCCGCGCTCGCCGAGCGCCAGGCCGCCGCCGCCGCCCGCCGCGCCGCCGCCATCCCCGCCTATTTCTCGGCCGCCGCCGCAACCGACCCCGTCGTCGCAGGCGCCGTCTCCGCCCTGGTGGAAATCAAGGCCAACCCCAAGACCAAGACCGACCCCTTCGTGGCCTTCCAGCTCGCCGCGCGCAAGCTGAAGGAGGCCCAGGAGGAGTTCTACGCGGCCGGGACGG